AGGGAAAGGCGAGGCGAGAAACGCCTGACTTTTAACTACGCCAAGGTCTTCATAGATAAGGTTACCTCATATCTAATGTCTGGTACTACTTTTGCTGTTGATCCTATAGAAGACTCAGATGAGGCTAGAGCCAAAGCCCAGAAAGCAGAGGCAGCCTTATATCAGGTGCATGAGGATAATAATTTAGAACAGCTTGACTTTGAAACGGAGATTGATTGTGCCATCTTGGGTGATGCCTGCTATAAGGTTATCTGGGATGCTGAGACAAAAAGCGTTAAGGTTACTACCCCCGATATTCAAGGCGTCTATGCCTGGTGGGTGGGGGATGACAGCTCAAGGGTGTGGAGAGTAGTCTCGAAATATAACCTCAGCGCAGACGTGGTAGAAGGCCTGTATAAAGTAGAACCTAAGGACAAGACGGCTAGCATTATTGAGGTATGGACGGCTCAGGACTTTGAGCTATGGATTGATGGCACTCAGGTGGAGAGGAAACCTAACCCCTATGGCTTCATTCCGTTCGTCATTTATCCTAACTTGGGAGAGCCGAAGAAATTCTGGGGTACATCTGATTTACTCCAGATTATGGAACCGCAGCGAGAGCTAAATCGGGCAACATCGCAGCTATCAAGAATATTAGAGCTATCAGGTAACCCCATCGCCGTCCTAGAGAATGTGGAAGAATCCGAGGACATCGCCGTTAGGCCGGGGGCAGTATGGAACATACCTGAGGACGCCAAAGCCTACCTGCTTGACTTGCTCCAGGGCGGCGGAGTCAGCCTACATATAGATTATATCAATTTGCTGTATAGAATCTTGCATGATATATCGGAATCGCCCAGGGCTGCCTTCGGTGGCACCGAGAGGGATTTATCTGGCGTAGCCCTTGAGATTGAGCTCCAGCCGCTACTGCAGAAGGTGAGGCGGAAAAGGATTATCCGGACAGCTGCCTATAACCGGAGGAACAGGCTTGTTCTTAAACTACTGGAGAAATACCAGAAAGAGAACTTTGGTATCAACCGTTTGAGAGTAGTTTGGGGTCCGGTGCTACCACAGGATTTAGCCAAACTAGTTTCTGAAGAGCAGATATTGGTTCAGAGCGGTATTCATTCAAGGCGTAGGGCTATGAGTGAGCTCGGAGTCAAAGACGCGGAGATGGAGTTTAATCGATGGCTTGAGGAAAGGGAGACTATCCTCAGGATGAATAGAGAGCTTAATCTTAGACCGGCCAGGGGTGGAGCGAGAGAGAGGGCCGTAGAACCCCAGGCAGAGGTCATTGAGGAATAATTGTCAGGAGGATGAAAGTTGGCAGACGAAGTAAACCAGAAAGAGAACTCGCCAGGGGCACAGCCTGGCGACCAGAATCCGCCTGAGGTGGAAGAGTTGGGGCAGAACACAGTGTCCGAAGCCAGGGTTGCTGAACTTGAAAGCTTGGTAGCTCAAAAAGATGAGGAGTTGGCTAAAGCCAATGCTCGCCTTATTGAGCTTGAGCAAGCTGTAGCTGGTAAAGATAGCGAGATTACTAGCCTGAAGCAGTCTAAGGATGAGTTAGAGGAAAGGTTGACCGCCGTCAGCAATTCTCTAGCTGAGGCTGTAGCCAGCTACAAAACTGTGGTAATTCAGGCGAATCCAGAAATTATCGAGGAACTCATCAGTGGGGACACCATCGAGGCCATTAACGAGTCCCTGAGGCAGGCGAAAACCCTGGTTAGTAAAGTAAGGCAGGGAGTAGAGGCTGAGATTTCATTGGCTAAAGTTCCTGCTGGAGCTCCGGAAAGGACATTGCCTGGCCTATCAGCTCTATCCCCACGGGAGAAGATTCAATACGCAATAGGAGGTAAAAGATAAATGGCGCTAACTTTAGAAGAGGCAGCCAAACTGTCAAACGATATACTACTTCAAGGGGTGGTGGAGACCATTATTAAGGACTCGCCCATTCTCGGGGCAATGCCCTTCATTGAGATTGTTGGTAACGGTCTAACCTATAACCAGGAGAAGACCCTGCCCACCATTGATTTCTATGAGGTTGGCGATACTTGGGTTGAATCTACCCCAACCTTCGAGCAGAAAACGGCTAACTTGAAGATTATGGGGGGTGATGCTGATGTGGATAACTTCCTCAAGGCCACCCGCTCTAATCTCCAGGACCTGGAGGCAGCCATCATTGAGCTTAAGGCTAAGGCACTCAGGGGTAAATTCGAGGAGGTCTTTATCTATGGTGATGCCACGGCTAGTCCCAAGCAGTTCGACGGTTTAAGAAAGCTCATTGATACTACCACTGCCAGTGACCAGGTGATTGCCGCCGGTGCTAGTGGTGCTACCCTGACTCTGTCTGTGCTTGATGAGCTTATTGATGCGGTAAAGGGAGGCAAGCCCGATATGCTGCTGATGAGCCGCCGCTCAAGGCGTAAGATTAACGCCTTGGTCAGGGCCGCTGGTGGCATGATGGAGACTGAACGTGATAAGTGGGGTAATTTCATCCAGTTCTGGGATGGTATCGCCATTGGCGTCAATGACTGGATATTGGATACCCACGTAGTTAGCGGTAGTGTCGAGACCGCCACCACTGGTGGCGACTGCTCCGTAATCTATAGCATCCAGTTTGGGGAAGGGGCACTCTGTGGCTTGACGGCACCGGGTCACCTTACTGTAGAACCTATCGGTTCACTGGAGACCAAGGACGCTACTAGAACCAGGGTTAAGTGGTATGTGTCTTTAGCCCTATTCGCATCGGTGAAGACAGCCGCCCTAATCGGTGTCAAGGACTAAACAGGTTTTGGCGGTTGAGCCTCAATCAACCGCCACTAAATCTTAGTACGGGAGGAATTAAATGGCTTTTTCAGATCCAGCAAAGGGAAGAGTAATCCTTGATTCAGGCCGTGGAACCGAACCAGGGAAGATTACACTAGCTGAGGACGCCAAGTGTGGCGATGTGCTGGGTTATAGCTCAGGGTGGAAAAGGGCATTAGCCACTACTGGCTCTGTAATTCAGGGCAGGCTCGTTACTCTGGCTGATGGTAGTAATGGTGAGGAAGTCCCAGTATCGTTCAATCCGGTGGTTAGCGGTTATTCTGGGGCTACGCCCGGTGGCTATGTCTATGTGGATGAGGGGTCGAATAATGGTCAAGTTACACAGACTGCCCCGAGCACCAGTGGTGATGCCAATACCATCATTGGCATTGCTCTTTCGGCGACTGAGGTTTTGTTCTTTTTGAACAGCCGGCCTGATAGCACAGCGTAATAATGCTTTGGGGGTTGGGCATAAACCCAGCCCCCTATCTAGCAAGGAGGTAAATTATGGGACTTACCGTAATAGAACACATGGAGCACCCCTTTGCCAAGGGTAACCTGAGCTCGGATGGAGTTCAATGGAGTGCAGAAAAAACTACCACTACTGATGACTATGAAACAGTAGAAGAGGTTACCGTTAACCCACCGGCATTGGGAGCGATTATTGAGTTTGAGTTTAGTCTTACTTGTGCAGTAAAGTCCAGCGGTGCTACTGAGTCCGTTCTTTTCAAATGGCAGGCACGAAATAAGGGTGGAACCTGGGTTGACCTTCACGATGAGGTGACTTACTCGGCTGATGCTTCAACCTATAAGGAATATACCTATAGCGGTCGTTTCCAACCCGTAGCTAACTTCAATGCTGTGCCATTTGATATTCAGCTGGTAATCAAGTCGGGTGCTGCTGGCGGTGAGAATGCCGTCGGTAAGACCAAGAACTCAAGCTATGTCAAGGTAATCTATTCTGCTTCGTGAGGTGGCTAATGGACTTTATCTTTGACCCTAGTTTAGTGCTTTATTTGCCCCTTTATGGGCTTGATGGTGCTTCCTTCATGTCAAGGGATGCTTATGGGCGTGTATGCACTGTTAGTGGTGCCTCATGGAACCCCAATGGGTATTACTTTGATGGCACAGATGACTTTATCAATATTGGTAACGCAAACTTGGTTCTTGGCAGCACTCCCAGAACTGCTTTAGCATGGATTAAGGCATTAGACATTTCCACAGAGCAAGCAATTCTCCAATACGGGCATAGCGCAACACGCCAACTATTTCGCTTATATATTCAAAGTGAACTATTGCGACTGGCTACTTATAGCGATGACCACTCTTCTGATGCGAGCAAGATAGCTTCTAATGTCTGGCTTCTTGTAGGAGTAACTTACGACGGGTCAACTGGACTAACCTTCTATGTAAATGAAAACAAAGCGGGCAGCGGAACATTAGGTGGCTTGCTTAATACGGCATTAGGTTACTATGAGGAGTCTATTGGTGGTGGCGGAACTGATGGAACAGCTATAAGCTTCGGCGGGTTCATTGGCTCAGTATTTTTGTATAACAGAGCCTTAACCCCCCAAGAAATCCAGCATAACTATTTGACTACTAAGTGGAGGTATCAATGAAGTATAGGGTAAGAGTTGATTTGTCCTTTGAGAGCGAAGCTGATGCTCGGTCTTTAATGACTTACGTCAAAAAACTATCTGAGAAGGCGGTTAGTATCAATGAGGGCGAGGTTAATGAGGAGATAGCCTTCTATGACTTAGAGATTTGCCGCCACGATGAGGGCTTACCCTGTGAGGGGCTAGAGAGGGTAGAGA